AGATCGTGAAGTAGATACAAGAGAAGAATTTCAACGTGCAGAAAGCTGGAAACCTGCCTCCCTATTACCTGAATTTAAAAAGGTACCTGGATGGGCATACCGTTGGATCAGAACTAGTCTATTAAATGAGGCTGATAATCTAAATGTTTCTTCAAAGATGCGTGAAGGATGGGAACCCGTTAAATTAGCGGACCACCCTGAAATGAAAATAATGATTGACCAAAATGCTCGGTTTAAAGACGGAGTTGAAATTGGTGGATTATTATTATGTAAAATTCCAGAAGAGTTTGTTGCACAACGTAAGGCTCACTATAAAAATATAGCAGATCAACAAGCCGAAGCAGTCGACAACAGCTTTATGAAACAGAATGATGCTCGTATGCCTCTTTTCTCAGAGAAGAAAGCTACATCGTCATTCGGTAAAGGTAAATAACAAAAAAGGAGACATATTATGTCAGCAACAGCAACCCCGTACGGCTTTAAACCCGTAAATGAAATTGGCGGTCTACCATATGCTGGTAGTACACGTCAAATCAAGATTGCTTCCGGCTACGCTTCAAATATATACTACGGACAAGTAGTTTCTATTGTAGCTGCAGGTACAATCCAAGTAGTAGTAACGAATGGTGATAACTCAACACCGTTCCCAGCAGGCACAATCGGTGTTTTTGTAGGTTGCACTTACACAAACCCATCAACTAAGCAATTAACATTTGCACAATACTGGCCAACTGGTACAGTAGCGTCTGATGCTATGGCTTACGTTGTAGACGATTACAATACATTATTCCAAGTTCAAGCTGACGGCTCATTAGCTCAAGCAACACTTGGCTCTAATGCTATTTTAGCAGCAGTTCAATCAACATCTACAGGTTCAACAACTACAGGTAATTCAAACACAGCAATTAGCACTTCAGTGGCTACTACTTCTGGTTATGCGTTCCGTATTGTAGATTTCGTTGAGAGTACAACATCAACAGTGGGTGATGCATATACTGACGTCTTGGTTAAATTTAATCCAGTCGCTCATTCATATAACAACCCAACTGGTATCTAAGGAGAATAAAACATGGCTATTTCACGCGCACAGCTCCTTAAAGAGCTCTTACCAGGACTAAATGCACTATTCGGTTTAGAATATAAACGTTACGGCGAAGAACATAAAGAAATCTACGAAACAGAGACTTCAGAACGTTCATTCGAAGAAGAAACAAAACTTTCAGGCTTTGCGGCAGCACCTGTTAAAAACGAAGGCAATGCCATCGCTTACGACAATGCTCAAGAAGCTTTCACTGCTCGATACAATCACCAAACTATCGCTCTTGGCTTTTCTTTAACAGAAGAAGCTGTAGAAGATAACTTGTATGACACATTATCAGCACGTTACACAAAGGCTTTAGCTCGCGCTATGGCTTACACAAAACAAGTTAAGGCTGCTGCAGTTCTTAATAATGGTTTCACTAACTCCGCTGCTTATTACGGTGGTGATGGTGTTCCATTGTTCTCTACCGCACATCCAACTGTTGGTGGTGGCACAAATAACAACACTCAAACAACTGCAACTGATTTGAACGAAACAGCACTAGAACAAGCTGTTATCAACATAGCTGCATGGACTGATGAGCGTGGTCTTTTAATTGCTGCTCAACCACGTAAGTTAATAGTTCCACCAGGTAATCAGTTCGTTGCAACTCGTTTGCTCGAAACTGAACTTCGTGTTTCTACAGCTGACAATGATATCAATGCTCTTAAAAATAATGGTTCAATCCCAGAAGGATATTCAATTAACCATTACTTAACAGACACTGATGCATACTTCTTAACAACTGATGTACCTAACGGCATGAAACACTTTGTGCGTACTCCGTTATCTACTTCTATGGATGGCGATTTTGACACAGGCAATGTTAGATACAAAGCTCGTGAGCGTTATTCATTTGGTTGGTCAGATCCTCTCGGTATGTGGGGTTCACAAGGCGCTTAATTGCGTTTTGAAACAATGTACCAAGTTAAACCCAGTTTCGGCTGGGTTTTTCTTTACCTGCTATTCATGGTTTTACGTATTCCACAGGCAAATCTTCGGAGTAATATGTAGTTATACACACGGTGTGTATTAAATTTAAAGGAAAAATTATGTGGACAACTCCAGCAGCAACTGAAATGAGATTTGGCTTTGAAGTGACTATGTACGTAATGAACAAGTAATTAGATATTACATTGTTTGCATTTAAGGGCTTTTGTAGCCCTTTTTTGTTGTATAATACTTGCAAATAGTATGTATTCATGTATTATTTGAATATCCGGGTATATCCGGTTTATTAGACTGTCCCGGCAGACGCATACAAGACTAATAGACTTAACTTTGTATGGAGAAATATATTATGTCATCAACAACCTTTTCGGGTCCAGTGACGTCTACAGCCGGTTTTATTACAGGTACAGGCGTTAATTCAACAGTTACAGCATCAACATTAACAGTTACAGCAGATACTTACAACGGTCAAACTATCGGTTTAAGTCGCGCAGCAGGTATTACAGTAACCCTCCCAGCAGCTACAGGCACAAATGCCGTATATAAATTTTTGGTTGAAACAACAGTTACATCTAATAGTTATAAAATTCAAGTGGCTAACGCAACAGACGTAATTAGTGGCACATTAAATGTTGCCGGTACTACAGGCACTCCGTTTGGCACTCTTCCAGCTTCTGACACAATCACAATGAATGGCACTACACAAGGCGGCGTTATAGGTTCATACGTTGAACTTACTGATGTTGATGCAGGTATCTTTGCTATTACTACTGGCGGTCTTATTGGCTCTGGCACAGTAGTTACACCATTCTCTGCAGCTGTAAGTTAATTAATCACTGGGGGCGCCTAGCCCCCTTACTAAACAAAGGAGATTAATTATGGCTATGCAATATGATGTAAAACAAACGCATTTAAATTCTAGTGGGTATCTAGTTAAATATCCTGTTCGTGTTAAAGGGTTATCGTATACTGGCACAGCTACTGCGGGGTATGTAACTTTATTTGATACGGCTACAACACCTGTTTCATCAGGCGTAACTTATGCACGATCTGGTACAACTGTAACAGTAACAAAAACAGCTCATGGATTAATTACCGGTGATGTTATCGGTATTCACTTCTTATCAAATTCTGGTGTTTCAGCTACTGATGGTACATATTCTATTACTAGAACAACTGCTGATGCATTCACTTTAGTTGATATTAATACAGGTACTATTTCTAGCACTGCAGCTATATATGTTGTAGGTAAATGGCTTATGACTTACGAACCCGCAGCTACTGATGTATTTGCCAATGTTCCTTTTATTCCTGGTGAAGGTGTACGAGCTGATACAGGCGTGTATGCTGAAATGTCTAACGTGGATTCGGTACAAATATTCTATGGCTAGTAAGAAAAAAGGTCCTAGCCTAGCAATCGGACGTGGTGAGAAACTTCCTGTATCGAAAGGTGCAGGACTCACGGCTAAAGGTCGTGCAAAGTATAACGCAGCTACTGGGTCAAACCTCAAGGCTCCTCAACCACAAGGTGGCGCTCGTAAGAGATCGTTTTGTGCTAGGATGTCTGGTATGCCTGGTCCTATGAAAGATGAAAAAGGTAGACCTACTAGGAAAGCCGCATCACTAAAAAGGTGGAAATGCTAATGAGTACAGAACGAGAACTTGCCGAACACGGTATCGAAATTAAACACATTCAAACAGACGTAGACACCCTTATGGAAGATATGAACGAGTTAAAGAAAAGACTTGATGCTATTGAGTCCGCCCTTAACGAAATTAAAGGTGGTTGGAAAGTATTTATATTTATTGCGGGACTAGCCTCAGCCGTTGTAAGTTGGGCAGTTGCACATTGGTTTAAGTAGGAGTTTATATGAAAGCATTTATAGATAAAATATTTAAAAAAAGGAAACACGATGCTGAACAAGTTGAAGAAAATAAAGAAATACTTAGCGAACAAATTGAAACAAGTATTAAAGAACGTATAGATCAAAATAAAATTAATATGGACGAAGTAGAAAAAGAAACACAAAAAGAAGTCTATAAAAAACCAAGTCATTACTTCGGTGGTGATTGTAAATGTGTTAAGTGTGTAAGGTGGAGAAATCAAAATGCCAAGTAAATCTAAATCGCAACATAATTTAATGGCGGCAGTAGCTAACAACCCAGCCTTTGCTAAAAAAGTTGGTATTCCAAAATCAGTAGGAGAAGAGTTTATGAAAGCAGATAAAACTAAGAAGTTCGGACCAGGTGGATCAACAGGCGCACTAAAAGCAACAGATTCAAGTGAAAATCCTGGATTATCAAAATTACCAACGGAAGTGAGAAATAAAATGGGCTACATGAAAAAAGGCGGTATGGCTAAAAAAGGTATGAAAGAAGGCGGCATGGCTAAATCAGACATGAAAGAAGATACAAAGATGGACATGGCACAAGATAAAAAGATGGCTAAAAAAGCTGTAGGCATGCATGAGAAACAACTTCATGGTGGTAAAAAGTCAGACTTAACTGCTCTTAAAAAAGGTGGTATGGCTAAAGGATGTGGTTATTCTAAAGGCGGTCAACTTGCTAAAGCTAATGGCGTTGCTGTTCGTGGTAAAACAAAAGGTACCATGGTTGCTATGCGCAGTGGTGGTAAAACTAAATCTAAGATGTGCTAGGAGAATAGTATGGCTACTGTAGATCCAAAAATAAGAGAAGAATTAAAAGCTAAACTAGAAGCTGAAAAAGCAACTAATACACAAGCTGAAAACAAAAAAGCAGCCGAGGTATATAAAGAATTTGCAGCAACCTATAAAAGAGAACGCGAACTTAATCCTAAAGATACACCTGATGGTTATATAGATAGAAAAGTCGATGCTTTAGGTGATTTAGCTAGAAAAGTGGGTAAAGCAATGGGCACAAATAAAATGACTAGTCAAGACGATGAGGCTCAAATGGCTGCTCGTAAAGATGTTAAAGGATACAAAAAAGGTGGTTCAACTGCATCTAAACGTGCAGACGGCTGCGCTGTTCGCGGTAAAACAAAAGGCACAATGTGCTAGGAGAATAGTATGGATAATATAAATGAAAAAATAGATGACTTAGTTGGCACTACAAAACGTATAAATGCAAAAAAAACAGGACCACAAAGAGAAATTGGGCCTAGCCAAATTAAATCAATTAAACATAAAGATATTAGGACAGCACTCCCATCTTCTTTAAAACCATATGCAGATGCGATTGTATTTGATGAGGAAAAATTAATCAATAGACGAAAAGCTATGGATAAAGATGTAAAACCTGATTTTTCTAATAGATCACAGCAGATATTCAAACAGATTGAATATCCAGACCAACAAAAAGAACTAAATGATTTATATGAGACAGGTATTTCAGACAAAGACATTGCTACTGCAAAAGGTAAGAAAAAAGGTGGCATGATTAAAAAAATGTCTAATGGTGGTACAGCTTCATCTCGTGCTGATGGTTGTGCAGTTAGAGGAAAGACAAGAGCATAATGAGACCTTCACGTGGTATGGGCGCTATGATGCCTGATAAAATGCCTAAGGGTAAAAAGAAAGCCCGTAGAGATAGCACAGACTTTACTCAGTTTAAAGAAGGTGGCACTGTAAACAAAGCTGGTAACTACACAAAACCTAGTTTACGTAAAAGAATATTTAACAGTATTAAAGCCGCTGCCGTGCAAGGTACAGGTGCAGGTCAATGGTCAGCACGTAAGGCTCAACTCATGGCTAAACGATATAAAGCTTCAGGTGGCGGATATAAATGAGTGCATTAGCTAAACCACAACGTTCACTAAAAGCGTGGGGTGAACAAAAGTGGAGAACTAAGTCAGGTAAAAAATCTAGTGAAACAGGTGAAAGATACTTACCTGAAAAAGCTATTAAGTCATTAAGCTCACAAGAATATGCAGCAACAACAAAAGCAAAAAGAGCAGGTAAAGCTAAAGGCAAACAGTTTGTAGCTCAGCCTAAATCTATTAAACAAAAAGTAAAACCTTTTAGAAAAATATAATCATGGTAGATAGAACCACAGGGTCCACGAGTTTTAACTTAGATTTAAATAACCTCGTTGAAGATGCGTTTGAACGATGCGGACAAGAGTTGCGTACTGGATATGATCTACGTACTGCACGCCGTTCACTAAACCTACTTACTATTGAGTGGGCTAACCGCGGTATTAATATGTGGACAATTGAACCTGGTCAAATTAATTTAAACCAAAACCAAATTATGTATGCCTTGCCTACTGATACTATAGACCTTCTTGATATGGTGACTAGAACCGGTACAGGTCAGAACCAACAAGACATTAATATTAACCGTATCAGTGAATCAACTTATATTACAATACCTAATAAGAATGCAACAGGACGTCCTATCCAAGTGTGGATTAATAGACAGAGTGGTCAAGAGAACCCTACTGATTTATATACGGATGGCGCGGTTACTGCAACGGCTACTACGATTAACTTAACTTCTATTGTAGGTCTAGCGCAGTTTGGCTTTATTAAATTAGATAATGAAACAATTCAATATGGTGGACTTACAACGACAACAAGTGGCGCTACAACATACTACCAATTAACGGGATGTGTACGAGGTGTTAATAACACAACTGCTGCGACTCATATAACAGCTACTAGAGTATATGTACAGAACTTACCTACAGTCAATGTATGGCCAGCACCAGATCAAAGTGACAACTATCAGTTTGTGTATTATAGATTAAGACGGATTCAAGATGCAGGCAATGGTATAACCGTAGAAGATATTCCGTTTAGATTTATTCCTTGCATGGTTGCAGGGTTAGCGGCGTATTTAAGTATGAAATTACCTAATGTGGCTCCTGAGCGTATTATGATGTTAAGACAAGATTATGAAGCAGCATTCCAATTAGCAGCAGACGAGGATAGAGAAAAAGCAAGTATTAGGTTTGTGCCTCGTGAATCGTTTTTTAGAGGCTAAGTAATGCCAACCAAGTACGCTAGTGCCAAGAACTCAATTGCACAATGTGACCGTTGTGGGTTTAGATATAAGTTAAAAGAACTTAAACGCTTAGTTATTAAGACAAAAAATGTTAATATACTAGTGTGTCATGAATGCTGGGAACCGGATCAGCCGCAATTACAACTAGGTATGTACCCGGTTAATGACCCACAAGCAGTGCGTAATCCAAGACCTGATTTAGGTTATTACCAATCTGGTTTAAATGGTTTACAGACAGATGAAACAACAGGCGTATCAACCTCACAAACAGGTGTCCCTTTAATGGGTAGTAGAGTTATACAGTGGGGTTATAATCCTGTAGGTGGTGCTAGTTATTTTGATGCGGCACTAACACCGAATGACTTAGTAGGAACAAGTGCACTAGGTGATGTAACAATATCAATATCTTAAGGAGAAGTAAAATGGCATATAGATCAAAAGCAGATGGTATTGCTCAACAAGGTAAAACAAAAGGTCGTAACTTAGGTGACGACGGAGCTACAGTAGCTACACAAAATGGTCCAATTAAAGGCACTGTTGGTAAATTAAATACTGACATGAAAAAAATGGGTCGTGGACTAGCTAAAATTGCAGCACAAAAAAAGGGATAATAATCATGGCACAAGATAAAAAACCAATAGACGTACCTAACGCAGATATTTATTTTTCACAAGACCCTAACAAGTTAAAAGCACAAGACCTTAATATAGGTACTGGCAGACAACGTGTTAGTGCAGGAGATCCTGGTTCTGATGCAATGAATAGACATGGTGAACTTGAAACTCGCGGTAATGGCGCAGCTACTAAAGGCCGCAAAGCTCGTGGGCCTATGGCGTAATAAATGACGTACACTGAACTTGTCGCACAAATACAGGACTACACAGAAAATACGTTTACTACAACGGATATAAACACGTTTATAACTCAAGCAGAACAACGTATCTATAATACAGTCCAACTACCTGCACTACGTAAAAACGTAACAGGTTCACTAAGTTCTGGCAATAAGTATTTAGCTATGCCTACAGATTGGTTAGCTACATTTAGCTTAGCTGTTATTAATACAGACAACGAATACTTATATCTTCTAAACAAAGACGTGAACTTTATTAGGCAATCATTTCCTGATACTGACTCAGCTTTTTATGGTGAACCACAATACTATGCGGTATTTAATGCTACATCGTTTATTGTAGGTCCTACACCTGACGCTAACTACTCATCAGAGCTTCATTACTTCTATTATCCTGAGTCAATTACAACAGCAGGCACTTCATGGGTAGGTACTAATTTTAGTTCTGTTCTTCTTTATGGGTCTTTACTAGAGGCTTATACTTATATGAAGGGTGAAGCAGACGTGATGGCTACTTATAAAGCTCGATACGATGAAGCTATGCTA